ATGTAACCACGAATCCTCTCAACTTCACAATCATCCTTGCGAGCAGAATAAGTACTCTTCTTTGTGTACTTTGAACCTGAAATGGTCTTCGTCTTTTTTGGAATCTTCTTGGTCTTAACATTCTGACAAGTTGGATTGCGTGGAACGTGGACACGAACGTCGTAATGCTTCAGCTTCTTTGACCTAACGTTCTGAGCTGTACCAAGACAATCCGTAAGACGCTTGTCATAAAGTGTAATTGCCACCTGATTGGCAATATCATACATCATAACCTTGTACGACACACATCCCTTCTTGGGAGTTCGAGGCCAGATGTCAAAAATAATCTTCTCATCATTTGCATCAGACATGTTAAATATATAATTTTAACAAGTCGTTATGTATTTTTGTTCAATTTTTTTACGAGAGTTGATCGAATCCAATAACGCTTAAAACTTCCATTCTACAAATTGGACACTTTTTCAATTCAAATGCACAACTTTCACAAGCAACATAATGTCCACATGGATTAAACACACTATCTTTCTCCTCACACAAACAAATACAACATTCAGATGATTCATCCTCTGTATTATAAACCTTATCAATCATATTCTTGACATCATCCTTCAAAATAACACCACCATTAAAATTAACAGCATAAAAATATGACTTACCACGTTTAATCAAGTTTATATCTGCTTTTTTTGAAAAATTGTAGTAGTCCCAATCTTTATTTGGATGTTTGTAAAAAAGTTGTAATATTTCTTTAGATTGTTGCCAATGTTGTGGAAGATGAAAATACCAACGCCAATTCCAATTTTTATCAGGATAAGCATCGATTATTTTCAAATAAACACAAAGATTTTCATGAGATATTCCATATTTCATTGATTTTTGAAGTTCATCCGCATCCCAATTATTTTTTCTATCCGATAATTGTTTAATTATTTTGAATCTATATTCAATCTCTTCCTTTTTTGAAGCCATTGTTTTATGGTATGATAAAGAAAACAAACATAAACAAAATCAATTTTTCTTTGTTTAATATATATTAGCATGACCACATATTATATTAAAAGCAGTACCGATTGGAGTAATATTGATTCTCTCAGTTTGCAAAATGGTGATACTGTTGAACTCAATGTTGACTTAGATTTGACATCAACACCATTATATGTTACCATTGGAGATGGTGTTACTTTGGATGGAAGAAATCACACGATAACCTTAAATTATGCATCAACAGTGAATGGTCTCATATTTTTGAATGGAGGAACTATTCAAAATATTAAGATAGACGGAAATAATAAAACTTTAGCTGATAATCATGGTGGATTAGTCGCCTATAATTCAAATAATAATAGTACATATGGGACTATTATAAATTGTTCAATTATAGATATAACGGGAAGTACAACAGGAGGATGTTTACTACCAAATAATTTTGGTCATTCAACAGAAACAAGTACAATTTTAAGATGTTTTGTAGAAAATGTGATTATACAATCAGGTGGTTTTACGGGAGATATTACAAAAAAATGTTTATTTCAATATTGCTTTTGTAAATCATCAGTTTTCCTTGGATCAAATTATATGGGTGGATTTTGTGGAACAATAACAGAAGCGGATAATTTTGTACATGGATTTAGAGATTGCTATTTCCAAGGTATTCTATCAGGAAGTACAAATACTGGTGGATTTGTTGGAAGAATAAATTCTGCGATCGAAATTAGATTTAGGACATGTTATTCTTCCGCTGTCTTTAATGGGGATAATCATGGAGGATTTATTGGAAATGTTGAATCAACATCAGCAGATGTTGTAATAACCAATTCATATTCAATACCATTATTCGGATTTAGTGGCACAATATCTGGTGGATTTATTGGACTAAACAAAGCTGATCGAGTAATTTTAACAAATGTTTATTCAACAAATAGTGTAAGAGGAAGTATCGTTGCTGTAAATGACGAGACAACATATTTTTTATTCACTAATGTTATTACAAATGCCACAAATTACATACAAAATGAATTGGGTGCATCTACAGAATTATTGAATAATTTTTACACAAATTTAACAATAATAACTGGAACAATTCATCCAAATTGGTCAGAATTTACGTGGCAAGCTGTTGATAGCGATGTACCCCTCCTAAAATCTTTCACTGAAACTGATGTTTGGGATGGAAGTTATAATAATAAAGATGATGCACCATCTTTTTCTCCTTCTTTATTAGCTGTATTGGATTCAACTGAAGTTGATAATGATATAATAGATGATGGGTTTATTGCGTGTTTGACAGGTGATGCTGAGATTTTAACAGATAAAGGTTATGTTAGAATTGATAAGATAAATCGACTTGTTCACACAGTTGTTACATCTAAATTAAAAACTGCAAAAATTATAGAGGTTAAAAAATTCATTAATCACAATAGCAAATTATTTACAATAAAAAAAGGATCTATTCACAATTCACGTCCTGATAAAGACATAGTAATAAGTGCGAATCACAAAGTCTATTTGCCCCAAAAAGGATGGGTCAAACCAAAAAATTTTATAAATAAGAAAAATAGATATGTATATGATAAAAATAACAAACCTGTTCTTTACCACATAAAATTAAAAAAAAATAGAGCAAGTGAAGGAATGATTGTGAATGGAATCTTAGTTGAGACTTTTTTCAACCGCCACTAAACTCCTTTTCTTCTTCTTTATCTTATTCTTCATAACAACGTATCTGTAGTTGACATCTCTCCACTCTGGATATTTATCTGAAAGACCAATTCTCGGCCCTTTATACATTTGTTCTTCCTACAAATCTGGTTTATCCAAAATATAAATAAACGAGTTATTCCTCTCCAATGGATCATCCTTGTCAGCCATAAACTCTTTTACATTTTTACAACCATGATTCCCAATCAGTTCATTCACTATTTTACAAGGACCCTCAATCATCCTATCTTCTTTAATATCATAGATTGCTCTGATTAAAATGCCACAATAATTATCTTTATTACCAAGAGTCAAATCCATTCCTTTGAATGTACCAGCTTTGTAAGTGCCGTTTCCAAATTTATGGAAATACCATTTACCATATTTTTCTTGGTCTGGATTACAATGTGTATATTCGTCTTTGTGATTTTCATTTCTTAGATAGAACTCAATTTCACAAATTCTGTAGGTTTTTTCATTGGAAACAATAACTGTTTTGTTGAGCATTATTTTTGCTATTTCTTCAATGTCTTTATGTGTTAATTGTTTATTATTGTCAATGAACGTTTCCATATTGTAGTAAAAGTAGTGGTGTAAACATTTAAGTAATTTATAAAATCATTTTTCAGATAAAAGTCATGATTATGAATCTCATAATATCTGAGCTGATGTTTGTTTTTTTGAGGTAAAAGAAACTTTTACACCTTTCTTTTTTAATATAGAAATTGTATTGAAAAATATATCTTGAATATTTTGGACAATAATCCTTGTGTAGATTTCTTTCACATATAAGTTCGTCAAAATCCATAATGTATTTATTTTTCAAAATTTTGGTTTCGTAATATTTATATTGTGTATAAAAAGATTTCAAATCTGGATAATTTGTTATTATTCCACATTTATCACATAAATATCCTCTTTTTCTATCTTTGTATCTACATTTATAGCATTTATTACTCCTTGAAAGCGTTTCATGTTTAACCAATTGTTTTCCACAATCTTCACAATTTTTGTCACTCAATGAGTTTTGTTCCTTAATAGTTTTTAACCAAGTTCTCATTTTCCTCATCTTTAAGGACATCATGGTTTCATATTATCCACATATTTTGTTGGAATTATAAAATCAATTTTTGAACGCAAAGTGTTCCTCAAATGAACAGGAAAATCACTCATAATTTTACAAAGATACATATAATAATCTTTTCTAAAAAGTCAAAAAATGGTTGGTAACTATTCATTATTGGATAACAAAGAGCTGAAAAATTTATTGGTTCTCTTTTTCTTTCATACTCTCTATACTTATTACTCATTTGCATTTGTGAACATTTCATATTCAAAATTGATTTTAAAATTTAAAAAGATAATTACATATAAAATATTAGTATGTCTAAAGAAGAAAATGTAAAATACAAACCAAAAATTATCTTTTTCACTGGGGCAGGAATCTCTGTTCCAAGTGGAATTCCAACTTTTAGAGATAAAGGTGGAATTTGGGATAAAAATGATGTAAATGTTGTATGTAATTATCGTACATGGAAAGGTAATCGTGATAAGGTTTTTGAGTTCTTTTCTGAAATCAGAGAGAAATATTCCAAGGCTGAGTCGAATGATGCACACAAATTTGTTGCCAAAATGCAAAAAAAATTTGGAACAGATCGCGTGATTGTGGTTACGCAAAATATTGATTTGCTTTTTGAGAAAGCTGGTTGTGAGAATGTTCTCCATCTACATGGAAAGATTTGTAACTTACAATGTACGGCTTGTGCAACGGTTTGGGAGAGTGAAATTGATGTTGAAGAGAGATGTCCAAAATGTAACTCTTTGATGGGTGTGAAGCCAAATGTTATTATGTTTCATGAAGAACCTCCAAACTATTATGTTTTCAGGAGGATTATGAGGAGTTTGAATCCTGATGATATTTTTGTGATTGTTGGAACAAACGGAATGGTTGTGGATCCATCTAATTTTATGCCAAAGAAAAAGAAAAGAAAGTACAAAAGATATTGTGATTATTGGGAAACGAATTATGTTTTGAACGTAATGGATGAAAAACATTATCTTCAAATTCCTTCAGATCCTGATCTTTATGGAATTGAGAGTTGCGAAACGTTTTTTCCCAAAGTTGAGGATTTCATTTGTGAAAAAATGGAATCTTAATTATTTTATAAATTTAGATTAAAGATATTTTGAAATAATTAAACCTTCGAGGGTGTAAAAATTGCCTACCACACATATTTTATAATATTTTCTACAATTATATTTCGGATAAATACATAAAATTGATTTTAAAAATTTAACCAAATTTTAAACCAATATTATAAACATGAATATTACTAAATATTTTATATTTGTTTGTGTATTACTCAACATACAAAAAACTTTGGCAATTTTGGATTTCGAAGTAAGAAACTTACATGGAAATACAATTATTATTCAAGAAACGATTGAAGCTGAAAGTGATGATTATGTAGTAAACAAGTTTATGAGGGAGTTTGCGGATAGACATCTTCCAGAGGATCATCACAGTATCGTGGAGAGGTTGACGATTACGAAGAGGGATGATTCAGATTGTACTTATTTTTTTGAAAATAATCACGTTGAGTATTTTGGAGATAATTTGGGAAGAACTTATCACAAAAAACACGGCCAGCATCATTATTACGTTTATTCCAAGATTCATGTTCCGAGAAATATAGATCTAAACGGGTGTTTTGAGATTTTCAAACACAAGCATGGTTCATCTTTCATTTTGTCAAATATGAAAGATGAAGAAAAAGCTATTAATATTAATGATTTCATTAAACGTTTTCATATTTATGAAACAATTAAGACAGTGGATACGAGTAATTATGTACCTTATTACATCTCTTTTCTCATTCTCATTTGTATGTTTGGAATCAATCTTTATTTCAAAAAAGCTAGACAACAACAACTACGAACAATGACAAAAATCCTCAAATGGATCAAAAAAAGAAATGAATTCCCCAACAACCTCTAAAAGGAGATTGCATCTACTTTTTGAATCCTACGCTCCGTCTCGCACTTTGTGCGAACGGGTCAAATTGGTTATAAAAATTACACATTTTATACCTATCAATAGGAGGAAGGTGGAACATAGAGTTCAAAAGATGCACTCTCTCTTTACTTCTCTTAAAAAAAAAATTGAAAAAAAAAATCTAAAGATAAGATTAGTTATATATTTAATATGTCAGTTTCAAAGCAACAGATGTTGAATAACGTGTCTACTCTCATTCGTGAACATGTTGGCTCTATCAAGAGCAAACATGCGACTGAGATGAAGAATTTGAAGAATTCCCATACTGCCGAACTTGAGAGGATGAAGGAAACTCACGCAAGTGAACTCGCTTCTCTTAAGGCAGAGATGGAGAAGAAGTCAGCAGACCCTGAGGAAATTAAGCAGATGCAGGAGCATTTCGATGCTCAGGCTCGCCGCTATTTCCGTCTTGAGCAGCAGCTCGAGCAGAAGTTTGCGGATGACATTGAGGCCAAGACTAAGCAGATTGCTGATCTTGAGGCCGAACGGGACATTTACAAGACCCAGACAGTTGAGACTGCTGGTGAGATGACCAAGCTTGTTGACGAGGTTGAACGCTTGAAAGCAAGTGAGGCTTCCGTTGAGAAGCTTTCACAAAAGCTCAAGACCCTTGAGCAGGAGCATCTTAACTTGATGAGTGATCTTTCTAGCAAGGAGGAGAATCTCAGGTACGCTAACAACCTTTTGAAGGACAATGCTACTGAACTTTCTCATGCTGAGGGGAGGCTTTGTGATCTTGATCACCTTCGCAAGGAGCATGACGCACTTCTCACTCAGAAATCTGAACTTGAGATTGCACGTAACAATGCAGAGAGTCAGCGTGACACTCTGAAGACGTCACTCAAGTCTATGACTACTGAGAGAGACAATATTAAGATTACTCTTGATGCTCTTAAGACAGAAAAGGAAACTTTGGAAACGTCACTCAAGTCTATGACTACTGAGAGGGATGATCATCAAAAGAACTACGAATTTGTTGTTACTGAGAGGGATAACATCAAGAAAGATCGGGACAGTCTCCAAGCGACACACGATGAGTGTGTTGCTGATTTGCAGGGTGTAAAGGCTCAAATTGTCGCCCTTACAAAGGAGCGTGACGAGTTGAACGAACGTGTTTCCAAGCTTGACGAGTCAACTGCGAAACTCGAGAAGGCTCAGAAGGAGTTCGAGGAGGAGAAGAAGAAGTTCGAGGAGTTTAAGAAGAGCATCCTCGACATCGTCTCTGATTAAGCTTGTCTTTGTCAATTAAATATTTTAACTAATATTTTATAAAATCATAACATAAGATAAAAAAAATGAATTATTTTTAGTTGAGTTCAATTGAACATATCACTAAATATGCATTCTAAATTACATACAGATGGATATTTGGTGATTGAATCTTGTTTGGAGGTTACTCCAAGAATTGTAAGATTTGCTACAAAGAGAGCAGATAAGTTTGCTCGTCCCATTTTTAATTCAAATAGAAATGACAGGAAGCGTCTCCAATGTACGTTGAGATATAGTCAGAAATACATGGAGAATTTTATGAGGAGAGCTCGTAAAATAATCGAAGCAAATGTCTCAGAGGAATTGGTAATGCGTGATTGGGTTATTCTCAAGTCAAAAGAAGGTTGTAAAGCGCAACTTGCTCACACGGATTATATCATGAACGATCAACTTCTTGAGTGTCCAGACGAAGTCTTTCCGCTCTCAGCAATTGTTGCTCTGACAGATGGAACAAAAATTGACATTTGGCCTAAATCAATCAAGAAAGCAGATGCTGTTCCAGATGGTGAAACAATCCCGCGTCAAACTCTCAAATTGAGAGCAGGAGATATTTTTATCTTTCGCGGGGATCTTGTTCATGCTGGTTGTTATTATGACAAACTTAACTATCGTCTTCACTGTTTCCTCGATTCACCACACTTCTCGAGAAAACATAACACAACTTTTGTAATCAAGGATATCCGTAAATGGAAAAGAAAACTACTTGATTTCAAGAATAAAATTGAAGATGCTTAAGCATAATCGCTTACAGAAAAAATTATAAAAAACCCTTTAGTACTTAAAAAGATGTCACAACATATATCCACAATAAAAATGGCACTAACTCGATTTGGAACAAATTTCTTTGACAGTTTTTTTGATAGAATATTGGATGATCCTTTTACATTAACTGAGCGTAATAATAAAATTTTTGGCTTTGCTCTTGATATGAAGAGTACAGAGACAGATTATTTGGTAAACGCAGACTTGCCTGGTGTAAATAAGGATGAAATTAATATTAGATTGAAGAATGGTGTATTAACGATTAGTACAGAGAGAAATCACGAGAAGGAAGAGAACGGAAAGTATTATTATTATGAGAGGTCTTATGGATCTTTTAGTAGAAGTGTAAGGATGCCTAAGGATGTGAATGAGGAGGACGTTGAAGCAAGTTATGAGAATGGTGTATTGAAACTTAGAATTGGAAGAAGTGAACAATTAAGTGAAAAATTAATTAAGGTTAGTTAGACATATTGACAAATAAAAAAGTGAATTTTATTATAACAAACTTTGTTTACATTATGTAAAAAATATGAGTAATCATGAAGTTTACGTTAAGGGAATAACTGGAGATACCAAGATTTTTCAACTTTCAAATCATAATCCAATAACAGTTTATGACTTGAAAAAGTTAATTAATGGTGATGAACCTTATATGATAAGATTGTTACATAATGGTGAAGAACTTGATGATGAACAGTTTTTGAACCAAGTGGATGGTAACACATTTTATTATTTGATGAAGCTGAATAAAGAACTTGAAATATTATTGGAGATTAAAAGAAAGATGAATCTTGGACTTAATTGGAGTAAAGATATAGATTTATCTGAGTGGGAACGTATAGATATTGATAATAATAGTGGTTCAAAATTCAAAGTTACAGAATTGCATTTATCATTATTACAATTAACAGGAGAAATTCCGAAAGATATTGGAAAACTTATGAATTTACAATCGTTGTATTTATCTAATAACCAATTAACAGGAGAAATTCCGAAAGATATTGGAAAACTTATGAATTTACAATTGTTGAATTTATCTAATAACCAATTGACAGGAGAAATTCCGAAAGATATTGGAAAACTTATTAATTTACAAGAGTTGTTTTTATCTAATAACCAATTAACAGGGGTAATTCCGAAAGATATTGGAAAACTTATTAATTTACGATGGTTGTATTTACACAATAACCAATTAACAGGAGAAATTCCGAAAGATATTGGAAAATTTACGAATTTACAAGAGTTGTATTTAGATAATAACCAATTAACAGGAGTAATTCCGAAAGATATTGGAAAACTTATGAATTTATATATGTTTAAATATTGTGGTAACAATCTTACCAAATAAAAATTCTACCAAATCGCAAGTCGCCAACTTTTGTTGCCAATTTTACAAACAATTTTGTTGATGTATGTTGTGAACGAAGTGAACAACGATCAATTGTTTTATTTGTATATTTGCAATATTTTGGCGATATTATAAAGTGAGCCTTGTTAGGCGAACGACCCTTTATAAAAAATGAATTTATTTTAATAACACCTTATCCAATCAGTTATAAACTATGGTTGTATTAACATTACAAGTTTCAAATATAACTGGTAATTCATTTACTATTAAATGTGATGACCAACTTTGTATTGGAGATCTTAAACAAATAATATCAAATCGTCTTGGTGATTTGGAACCTTATTTATTTAGACTTCTTCATAACAAAGTTGAATTATCTAATAATGAACAGTTTATTAACCAAATCCCAATACAAGATGGTGATAAACTATTCTATTTAAACAAATTGAATCTAGAAGTGGAGATTTTATTGGAGATTAAAAGAAAAATGAATATCCAATTAAATTGGAATAAAGATATAGAGTTATCTCAATGGCAACGTATAGAGATTAATAATGATAGTGGTTCAAAATTTAAAGTTACAAAATTGGATTTATCATTATTACAACTAACGGGAGAAATCCCGAAAGATATTGGAAAACTTACGAATTTACAATCGTTGTATTTAGATAATAACCAATTAACAGGAGTAATTCCGAAAGATATTGGAAAACTTACGAATTTACAATCGTTGTATTTAGATAATAACCAATTAACAGGAGTAATTCCGAAAGATATTGGAAAACTTATTAATTTACAACGGTTGTTGCTATACAATAACCAATTAATAGGAAAAATTCCGAAAGATATTGGAAAACTTACTAATTTACGATGCTTGTTGCTATACAATAACCAATTAATATGAAAAATTCCGAAAGATATTGGAAAACTTATGAATTTACATACGTTTAGATATGATGGTAACAATCTTATTGAATAAATATCTCACAAACTTCTTTTTTAATTAGAATTAAAATCACATATTTGGAAAAAATATATTGTTATATGGTATAGATGACTAAACAGAAAGGTGGTTCAGGATACACTAAATTATTCAAACAAACTTTATCTCCATGTTATAAAAACGTACAAAAACTCGGTTGGCACGGAGGTTCAAAAAAATCCAAAAGAAAAACAAAAAACATGAAAGGCGGTGATAAAATAGCAACTTGCCAAAGCTTAACACCATCTTGGTACAACCAAGGGCAAAATCCAGCTTCATCCAAATCTATTTCCTTAGGCGGTAAAATAAATGAATATCAATTCACCAGATTATTACCAAACAACCAATTATACACTGCGTCTCAATTAGTAATGGAACCACCATGTGCCCCAATGTACCCAAACCTTGTTCCTAAAACTGGCGGTGCCAAGAAAAATAAAAAGAGAGCTTCAAAAACAAGCAAAAAATTGAAGGTGACCGTTGGTAGAGACGGCAAAAAATATTATTTCAGAGGAGGTAAAAGAGTTGCAAACCCAAAAAAATAATCACTATTGAAATCCATATTTACTCATTAAAATAAAATTAAATTTATTTTATTTTAATAAAACCTACACAACTATTTATAAATCTGTCATAGATTGACCAGTTCGACACGAAGTGTTGAGACTGAGCGTAGGAAGGCGACAAAAGAGACACCGCCGCTTTGCGAGTTGAGAGGCACTCTCTCTTTAGATGAAGTCATCCTCATACTCACCATATTCACCCAGATCGAAATTATCAAGATCTTCAAGATCTTCATCTTCATTTGTTGGTTCATAATTTGTATGATCTCTCTTCCATCTCAAGATACCACACAAACCTCCAAAACCACTCACAATCTGATTTCCTACAGCTGTCTTATCAGAAACAATATGTAGCTTACAACCATAATCTTTATACCGCTCACTTATATAATCTACATATTCCTGCTCCCCTTTAATATTAAGACTGGAATCCTCCATCTCTTTCCTTGTCATGTACTTTGTCTCATCCTCATTTGTTTCACTATTGTAAACAGTCACAACAAACAAATCCAAATCCTCATACACAATCAAATCACTTATCACAGTCTCATCCAAACAATCACAAACCTCCTTAATACCATAACAATATTTTCCAGTTTCTTTCGCGATATGCTCCATAAATTGTGACATAATTTTCTTCTCCTCTATCAACTTGACATCAGCAAGAACCTCCTGAGACATCTCAATAGCTTGCTGGAAACCATTCTCTCCACCATAACCAACCTCAAGAATCTTCAGAATAATCTTCTTCAACCTCCCATCCAAAAGTGGAGACTCCGCGAGTTTACTCTTGAAATGCGCCTTTCCAGCCAAAATAATACCCTTCACCTGCGGCAAATTGGAATTACCAATAAAAGCTTTCTTACACATCTCTGTTGCCTTCCTCAAGAAATTAGCTTTCTCCTCATCTCTCAACCTAGAGAAACGCAAAGCACTCTGACCTCCACGCCTTGTCTTACTAGTTAAATCAACCTCATATTTAGCCAACCTTTCAGTCTCTGTTCCACATACGGAATAAATGTTAATACCATTACCATCCATAATTACGAAACCAAACCTATCAGAATCCTCCAAAAGCTCACCCAAATACTCAGTGTGAAAATGATCATCACACATATATACCTTCTGTGTCATCGGTTTAAAAGGCTCGAAGTCAATATTCAACTTCTTCGGCTTACCATCCTTAGACGCCTCACCACAATAAATCACCAAACCATTCTTCGGTGTTCTACTATACCTCTTCAATTTAGCTTGAGTTGACGTAATAGCAGACATTACAGACTGCCTATTCACCCTACTCTTAATATTAGAAGCAGTTCCCAACTCAACCGTCAACATCTTACTTATCAAACTAATTTGATACCCAGCTGGAACAACCAAACTAATCATCGATGTCCCATTTCCTCTATAACTAGACAAATCCTTAATCAATCTCTTAATTTTGAATTTTTCAATATTATCCATAATTATTATAATAATATGTAAGACTTTAAGTAAAATAATTCAATTTTTATATGTCTTTTAGGTAACCAATCAAATTACGTATCATATCTTTATTTAATTTTTGTGAAAGTAGTAGTGCTTTCAATTTAGCATTATCTTTCTTTGTTTTCTCAAGTTCTTCACACCTTTTACACATGAAACGTACCCTTTTTGCTGAACAATAGAGATAGAATCCACCACTGTGTAAAACTCTATTTAGGGACCAATCATAATTAGGATTAATAAACCTTTGAAACTGATCTGGATCATCAAACTCTTTTTTATGTATCTCATGAGCTTGGTGTAAAATCTCATCAGAAGGTGGCTCACATTTTTTACAAAAAGGTACTCTACATTCATAACACCTCGATAAAGCCGTATAATCCTCACAAATAGCACAATCTGGCGTACAATAACTAATCTCCCCATCAATCAGCGTTGTGTGTATTTTAGCCTCTTTTAATAGCTCTTCCATACTTATTTACACTAATGGACAAAACCAAAAATTATAAAAATCATTTTTTTCACAATCAAGAAAGGAAACAAGACATAATCTCACGATCCGTCATCATCTTACACCTCCTGTAATTCTTAATGTGATAAATAATCGTAGCTGGAGTATACCTATACTCCTCAATCTCTCCCAAAACCCCACTCTCAATATTCCTCTTCATCATTTTCCTAAAAATATTCCGAATTTGATAACGAGAACAAGGCTTCAATTCCAATACCAAATCCATCCTACCACTCCTGAAAATCGCGGGATCCAATTTGTCCTTAAAATTTGTAGCCAAAATGTTTATACTACCGTCTGGAGTCAAACACCCTTGAAGCAAGTTGAGGAAATAAGATAGATTGAGCCTATCATCCTCAACTTCGACCATATCATTCACTGATATCTCTTTTACATCTTCAGTCCTCTTCAGAACAATATCAGACATACAATCAACATCCTCATAAACAATAATACCACCATTACTCACATTCTTACTTACATAATCGTAAATCATCTGAATGTCTCCATTTGTTTCGACCTCCTTCAAATTCACATAATAAATATCCTTCTGTAAATAACTAGCAATAGTCTGAATTGTTGTTGTTTTTCCCGTTCCTGGTTCCCCATAAAACAGAAAATTCAACTTGTTATCAATACCCATATCAGCAAGATCTTCTTTGTCCTCCTTGAATTGATAAAGGTTGCTCTCGAGGAGTTCCTTATCTTTTTCATCAAGATGGAGAGAAGAGATATCACGATAAATCTTCTTAATCTCCTTCGTAACAATCTCCTTCTCAATACGTTGCTTCGTTATTGTCTTCTTCGGGATGTCTTGATCCATCAAATAAGTGAGGTCAATATTGGCTTGCTTGTCTTTTTTGTCTTCTTTGACTTGTTTCTCTGGTTGAGAACAAGTAAAAGATTTGATGAGTTCCAACTTTTCTTTCCACTTTGTGTACTCTTCGTTTTCAACTTCATCTTTGACAATCTTCTTCTTCACACTCAACTTGTGAATGGCGATTTTCTCGCCAGACCTGTGTGTTTGTGAAAAAGAGTTGATATCCTTCAACAAAGTTTTGAGTTTGGCTTTATTTTTGACTCCATCTTCAACATCAAAGTACAAAACTTTTTTTTTGTTAATATTAAGTTTGTCTGAAATCGATAGACTTAATTTTTCCGTGAAGAAAGATCCAATCTTTTTAATACCACCCCAATCTTCAATATCAAGATATACATGAAATGTCATGGTATATCCATAACTAGCAAAATCTCTAGATCCACCAACAACATATTTTGAATAATATTTATCATACTCATCTCTATACGATCCAGATGTATCGAAAATAAACCAACCACAAGCCCAATTATGTAGGAAAAAACTAATAAATAAATTTTTTCCCCCATTACATAATTTTCCATAACGAGTCATTAACCAAGATGTAATCAAAATAACTACAAATGTCTCATCCCTATCAAAGAAAGGGAAATGATTCATTATTATTTCCACAATATCTTCTTCAGAAAAATATCGTGATCGATCATATAGATCGTCTCCATTATTACAATTATCCAAAAATGATTGAATCATCTCTTTGTGAGATTTACCCTTCAAAAGTTTAGATTCATTCATTATTTTCTCAATAATTATTCTCTGCTCTTTCCCATAAAATTCAAGAATCGATCGTTTATTGCCAGACAAACAATTAAAAATTGTAGCGTTATCGATAGTGTACTTCTCGACTGTGTTTGTCTCAACATTCAAATAAATATTCATATCATTCTTCATATGAATATCTGTACCATCAATATTAATAACAAGATCACTTATCTTTTTTTCAACAATAATATCCTTACAATTCTTCACATTGTAATTGATATCTTCCAATTTGCACTTACAATTACTGTGTGACAAATAATTGTAAAAAGATTTAATAAATTCATCATTGATAGTAATCGGTGTGTATTTTGAATAATTAACAGGTGGATCCATATCTTCATATATATCCTCCAACTTAATTACTTGTTTCCTTCTTTTCAATTTACTTTTTGAAATCGAAAAAAGATACAAAAAGAACTTTTTCAAATTATCAAAAAACACCTGAATTCCTTTCGGAACAGCCTGTTTAATACTACCAATTTGAGATAAAATGAGAATCTTAACGATATTGTTAAATGTCATCTCATACGAACCTTTCATAATATCACTGAAATTATTCATCAACATACTGTTCATGAACATATCCATAACGTTACCAAATGGATTACTCTGATAATAAGGACCTCCCATCGAAGGTGCGGGTAAAGCCATTTTTTTTTCATTTTCGCTAGGCATAGTATTCGGTGTATATCACACAATTTTGTTATAAATAAAATCAATTTTTAAATTTTGTAAAACTCATAACAATAATTATCTGTCAAAAGAACCAATATATTATCTTCAAACAAATAAGCATACAAAATCTTCTTATCGGTTGGGTGTTTCCTCATAAATGTAGGTGCGGGAGCCATAGGCTTCAAATCATAAAATAATACTCTATTTTTCACACCACTTGTAGCAATAATAATCATAGACCCATTTTGAGTAATACTTTCAACTCTATCAGCATTGTGAATATTAATTTCGGATATAAACTCAAATGTCTCATAGTTAAATAAAAAAAATTCTGTCCACCGTTGATGATATGGATCACATGTATTCGCAATAACAAACATATATTTTTTATCACTTGTAATCAATATATCAAAATTAGTATAGTGTCCCATACATGAACTGCTAATACATTTTAACATATTTTTTACCATAAACATTCTTATCTGTTAGGTCTGCTACAAACAACTCATCATCAGATAATAATATTTTTTTGGCATCCCCAGAAACGGAATTTCTGATTATTAATGAAATTACCATGAATCATATATTTTTTGTTTGTTGATACTGTGTTAAAACCATCATAAAAAGAGTATAATCGATTACTATCATCATATTTTGGCAATTGTGTTGTTTTGAAAAGTTGCATATAATTTTGTTTATTTATAAATTGATTTGGCAACCTAAGTCAATTCGTCTTTGTTTAAATTAGCTGAAACGATGAGTAATTCTAGTTTCTTTACTCGATTTTTTAATGTTCCGTTCTCTTTTCTTAATTTTTCAAGTTCATCAGGTAAATGAGCCCCTTTTTCCTTACATCTGGTACATACAGGTATTGAATTACGCATACTACTACTAGGAATATCATGAAGTCTGCCAAAATTAGTATATCTCATCGTATAATGTGTCATATTAAAAAAATGGCATCGATATTTTCCCAAATATTCTTCACTATCCTTAGCTAAAGGTGTAATTGAATTTTTTCTACAAAACTGTTTGTACAAATCATATACCTTTTCATGTGTCATCTTTGTGTAAGTATCAATAGTACAATATTTACATATTTCGACAAGATATACAATGGTTTCATCATTGATCATATTCAATTATAAGATGATTTTATTTGAAATAAATAAAATCATTTTTTTGAGCACAACATGCTCAATGTTTAATTGTAAGCATTACATACTTAAAGAAATTTACCAACAGATACCAATATGTCTTTGTTCAAGTTAGCTGAAACGAGAAGCAATTTGAGTTTGTTGTTTTCTTGTTTCAACTGTTTAATTATTTGATCTTGTTCCTTACATTTTTCACACAAATTTTTTTTCAAAAATGAAGAACCTTTTAATGAATAAGGCGGTAATAAATTCAAATCACGTATAAGTTTGTTTCCATTATATAGTACATTAAATTTTGCCAAATATTTTGGATCATCTTTTACTAAAACTTCAAGTAAATTTATTTCACGAATTTTTTTATACATATCATAAATTTCATCACCTGAAACTAATTCACACGCAATATTACCACAACGTTTACAATCTGTACGATAAAGTATTGATTTCATAATAAAATGATTTTTTTTTAGTTTTCTTTGGAAAAAAAAATCAATTTTTACTAGCCTCTTTATAAGCTAAACTCAACAATTCCTTTTTGTTAAAAAGCATTTCATTAACACCTTTGTAAAATTTCTTTTTATTTTGATGTTCCAATTTATCCAATTCACTACCTATAATCTCACTTTTAAACTCTTTGTTTTTATTCATAAAATCATCTATATCATCTATCGTTCCAATTTTTATGAGATTAAATGTATCCTCTTTTTGCCTCTTTTTCCACTTATTATCACACAAAACAAATAATGTCCCGCCAGTTTTTCTCTCCACAAACAAATTTCTATTCTTCTCATTTTTCACATGCTTCATAAAAACATACTTCAAAAACAAATCCTCAATATTGAAAACATTCGTTCTCTTCATCAACTTAATCATCTGCTCTCTTTCAACTGGATCTTCCTGTCCAAAATTATTAATATTAAATTTTACATCATAATTGTTATTATTATTTGTTACTTGATTGTTATTTCCATTTATTGCATTTATTGTATTGATATAATCACTGTTGATACTATTGGTATTTGTAATACTATCGTTTTTGGGGACACATGATTTTAAATGTTTATTAAGATTTGAATTATTTGCGAAAGATCTATTACATATTGAACATTTAACTCTGCCAGAAATATATTTTTTTATTTCAATACAGTTTTCAACATCTTCGTTATTTATATCATGATGATTCAACAAATGGCGTTTCAAGCTCCTTTTATGTTGATAAGATAAATTACATAATCTACACTTAAATCTTTTTGGTTTCTTACAAACATCATTTTTAATATGATATAAATAATTGTGTTTGTAATCAAATGTTTTATTACAATTCTCACATTCAAAAACCTCTGATTCTGATCCAGACATATCTATATTATAACACAACAACTTTTTTATGTCAATTTAACAAAATGTCAATCCATTTTACTTGAGAAGGTTAAAAATACAACTTTATTTTTCTTATATGAATACATAAAATATTGGTAAAATAAAGTTACGTTTTTTCACTTAACAAAATGTCAATCCTTCTTAACAAAATGTCAATCCATTTTACTTGAGAAGGTTAAAAAACTATATGATAATAGATGTAGATTTTACATACAATAAAGATAAATATATACTGTGTTTTTTTGCTTAACAAAATGTCAATCCATATATTTTTTTTTTTTTTCAGCGGGTAAAACTTTTTTAAAAAGTTTTCAAAAATATTTTTTTTTTTTTTACTTTTTTTTTTTTACTTTTTCAACTCGTGAAAAAAAAAAATTTAAAAATGGATTGACATTTTGTTAAACCTTATTATTGATAAATGTTTTAAATATTGTCCATTTTTATATCATAATTAATGTTTAACAAAATGTCAATCCTTCGTAGAAATGACACAATTTTCTTGCACAAATTAATAAACCTTATTTTTTGATTAATAATTATATTATTTTTATAATATTTAACATTAATAAGGTTTAACAAAATGTCAATCCATATTTAGTAACAGTAATTTGACATTCGATTTATCACTATTAATGTTAAAAAATATTTATTTATTTAGTAATTTATACACTAATAATGTTTAACAAAATGTCAATCCATATTTATAAACGTGGATCAACATTTTATCTACCACTATTAATGTTTAAAACTATTATTTTATTTATTAAAATTAACATTAATAAGGATAGAATAAAATGTTGAGTAGTAATATTTCGAGTGGGTCAACATTTTCACAAAATAATCTAATAACGTTAAAATGACATAATTATGTCCAACGGTATGGTACAAAAAGACAACTTAAATCTAATAACGTCTAATTGACATAAATATGTCCAACGGTATGGTATAAAAAGACAGTATTTTTGACCCCAAAATCTAATAACGTCTAATTGACATAAATATGTCCAACGGTATGGTATAAAAAGACAGTATTTTTGACCCCAAAATCTAATAACGTCTAATTGACATAAATACAGTATACGGTATGGTATAAAAAGACAGTATTTTTGAGTCAAAAATACAATAACGTTAAATATTTAACCATATTAATTTTATAATATTTAATGATGTAAAATGTAATTATAAAAACAACCCGTGGTCACCCACCCCCAACAAGAGGTGCAACAATGACACGTGCAACTTGATTCATGGTCACTGGAGGACTACGTATTTCCTCCCTTTTTGTTGTCTTAAAAACGCTCCTCAAATCTCGCGTTACACAGTAAAGGTCCAAACCGATGATATTCCCTTCCCCTAATACCCACCTCTTCCAGTAGGTAATCATATCTTCCAACCCTGCCTTCGCAGAGTTAACACTTCCACTAGTCCCTTTCGGGATCTAGTTGCCCATACGTTCTACCCCGCATTTAAGGGTGTAGAGGCTTAGGATCTAGAATACAGCCCTCTTTGGATTTCCTCACAGTTATCCCTCTGCTATATTCTGTAGTGTCCATTGCAGCTTTTCGGAAAAATCCTACTAAACTACTAAAGAACTATGGTGTAATCAATGATATAGATTTAAAAATCTAGATTTTTTTTGAGCATCAATTTTTTATTTGGTAACGATATTCTTGTCTTTAATAGTATCTTCCAACTGATTCGCCATGATACTATTCTGCTTATTTATAATCATCTTCTCAGTATTAACCTTCACTCTCTCCCTCTCATTAGGTATATCTGTGTCAAAAGTCTCAGCATACTGAGTATAACTCTCTTTTATAAATTTTGGAAGATTTGGACTCAACTTCTCATAAATATCATTAATCCTATCAAAATTCTTCACAATCATACCATTTAATACCCTATCCTTATCATTCATTGCCCATGAATTACCATTTTTCATCAATATAACATTTAGGTCATTCGGAATTACAATATTCGTATTCATCGGATTCTCAAAATGCACCGCCTCAATATACTTCACAATTGAATATGTATTCATCTTCGATATAAGGTCCTTCACAAACTCCATTGGAATATGTGATATATCCTCCTTACCATAATCATTAATATTAATCTGAATATTATTCTGCATAATATTTGTTGTATTATTTATAATATTTTTCTTCCTTTGCTTCTCCTTTAACAACAACTTCTTTATCACTTTTACCTCATTCTGTAACTTGTCGTTCTCCTGAATGAGATAACCAACACTATCCTTGACATTAACCTTACTCTTACACTTCTTCTGATGCTTATTTCTGTTACTTTTACTAGAAAACATCTTTCCACATATTTCACAAGCTTTACCACTCTTATCCATCAACTTCAAAACCTTATCTTGTATATCTTCATTGTTCAACTCATCAAACACAGTTATCGCCGATAACACATCATCTTTACTTTTCAAATGATACATCTCCAAATGTCTGTACAAATTTGCCACATTATTATGCTTGACATTTGGACATTTTGGACAAATATATTCATAACAATACTTCATTGTAGGTTTACTTACTATGTATTGGTTTTCGTTTATTTCTTTAATGAGATTCCCCAACGATTCAAGCAACTCTTCTGCACTTATGTTTAATACTGTATCAAAATCAATATACTCCTCTGAATCAATATCTTCAACTTTTTCTACAAATAAATCAATGTCTTTTATTGGTAAATAATATTTTAGATCATACATTTCTACATCATCTTTCTTTTTAGTTAATGAATACATATTCTTGAGGAAATTTAATTTACATTTATCCTCATCATCCTTCATTGACATTATATACAAATCCGCATAATTTTTCCCACTACCCTTGAAAACTGTTTTCGCAAAGTTTTTGGCTTTATATCCATATTTCGTAATCTTTACTTTCGATTTTGGACAATCTTTCTCCAAATGCGTTTGATATGAATCACCAATATTCATATTACATAATACACACTTGATAGAATGATCTTTCTTGTTCGCCAATCCTTTTTTGAATTTACATTTGTATTTACGATTATTATGCTTATCATATTTCGTCTTATCAAAAAAAATCTTACCACATCTCACACAAGTATATGACTTAGGCATGATATATTATATACAATATTACAATAAAATCTTTATATAAAGAAATACTCCGATTTTTTTTTCTATCCAAATTATAGATGAGTTATTCGCCAACTTTCTTAATAGTACTTGGACCAACTGGTTCGGGAAAAAGTGTTTTACCCCAAAAAGTCAGTAAATACCTCGGAATGTCTAAAATGTTCAATAACAAAAAAACAGTAAAAATTTTAATAGATGACCTAGTTGAACAAAGTCCATATTATAAACAATTCGTTCTCAAAGATATTACATCTTATAAAACAAAAGCAGAACGAAACAAATCCTTCATCAATCCATCACAACAAAAACTGAAAGCTTATGACAAAGCTTACTTTACCGCAAGAAGCGCAAAACCTTGTAAAATTAATGCCTCCGACACTTGTAACGAAATTAATGACAAACTATTGGAAAAAAGTTTAAAAAAAGGCGTGAATATTGTTTTCGAATCAACTGGAAGTTCCTTCCCAGAATGGATTTTCAAACATTATTTGGGAGAATTAAACAACAAGAAATATAATGTTATTTTTGCTTGGGCTGTCGTCGATTTGTGTGAACTTTTGGAAAGAAATAAATTAAGAGCCTTGAAATCTGTTCTCGAATTCATGAAAGATCAAACAAAACCTGCTCCAAGACTTCCTAATATTACATATAATAAATATGTAGGATTATTGAAGGAAATTATTGAAACTTTTTATAAAGCTATTAAAGATGGAGGTTATATTACGCAAACAGCTGGTGTATTGGGTAAATCACCAAGAGTTTTAGTATTTGATAATAGAAATATGGGTATTAATGTTCTTTTTGATAGCTCTCATCCTGAAATGAGCGGTGAGGAAACTGCAAAGATTGCAATGAATATTTATAATATTGGAATTAAACAGTGCCATAATCATGGAAAATAACTATTGGGTTTTCCTCTCGAGAATAGAAAACCTGTTGTTGCTCCTGTTTTATCCTTCTCAATCTACAACAATCAATCACTGATTTCAGAATGAGCAAGAAAAGTGAACATACACCAACAATCATGAGTACTGATTCAAAAATTTCATCATCTGTATTTTTCGCGTAAAGTGCAATAATATAATACAAAAACACAATTATTGGCATGTAATTATTACCAATATACAGATAGAAAATGAATAAAATCATTAATAGAATGGAAACAATCATTCCAAAAATATTATCATCTTGGACTTCTTGCCAAGATTCGACAGTTTGTGTCAATGTGATAATAAATTGAATGAACGTCCATCCTTGAAAAATCA